CGTAAGTTTAGTGAAGGTGATCCCGGTTACGCTCGTGAGCAGATTGATTCTATGATGCGTGGTGAGTATGGTTCACCTGAAGAAACAACTAAAGATGTTCTTGAGATGATGGGAGAAAGTATTGGTAGTCGCAAAAAAGGTGGCAAGGTAGCTAAGAAATCTTCTAGACCTCGTGGTGTAGGCTGTGCAATGCGTGGCTATGGCAGAGCAATGAAAGGTACAAAGTAATGAAAAAGACAAAACGTAATTATGCAAAGGGTGGGCTTCTTTCTCATCTTTCACCTGCGTATGCTTTAGCAAAGGGTGGTCCTGAAAATGTACTATCAGCATTTAGTCCTGCTTACATGATTGGTAAAAAACTTTTTAAGTCAGGTGAAAAAGAACCTGAAGTTATTAACATGACCAAGAGTAAAGATTTTAAAGTTGGTGATGAATTTAATACAACTGGTAAGTTTAAAAAAGGTGGTAAGGTTGGTAAGCCTCGTGGCTGTGGTGCTGCACAACGTGGTTATGGCCGAGCAATGAAGGGTTCAAAGTAATGCCTAAAGGAAAACTTTTAAAAGAAGGTTTTAAAGTATTAAGAACTACTGCTGAAAAAGCAGGTTCAAAAAAAGCTGCAGACAAAGCTGTACGTAAACAGATGGGTAAAGAACTTACTGATCTAGGCACACCTCCTTCAACCGCTGCAACTAAAAATCCCAACATGGGTAAGTATGCAAAGAGTGAAATTCCTGAATATAAAAAGACTGCATATTCAATGGGGCAAAAAGGAAAAGCTCTAGGTAAAAAAGAAGGAACCCTGCAGAAAAAAGAAGATCAGCTTCAGGCAATGAGAGATAAAGCCGATGGTATGTCTGGAAGAGATCGTATTAAATATTTTGTAGAAAATAAAGATAAAATGGATAAGATTAAAGAAGAAATGACTTTTCTCAGATCTGCAATTGAAGACATGAAAAGTAAGGATATTGTTGCTAAAAAAGGAGGTGGTCCAGTGGATTACAGTACAAGTAAAGCTAAACCTAAAAAGAAACCTACACCTCCTGAAGATATGGGGGCAGTAGCTCGTGGCAATCGCATGTCTAAAATGGAAGCTGGTGCTGAAAAAGCTATGGGACGTAAAGCTGGTGGCTCTATGAAAAAGAAAGGCTACAAAGCTGGTGGTAAAATCCGTGGCGTTGGCTGTGCAATGCGTGGCTATGGAAAGGCAATGAAAGGATAATGCCTCTTAAAAAAGGTACTAGTAAAAAGACAATTAGTGCAAACATTCGTAAGTTAAAGAAGGAAGGGTATCCTGAAAAACAACGAGTGGCAATTGCACTAAGTAGTGCAGGTAAGAGTAAACCAAAAGGAAAGAAGCGTGGCAGGGTATACAAAACCAAAACTGCGTGAGCGGATTAAAAATGAAGTAATGGCAAGTAGCAAGGGTGGTAAGTCTGGTCAATGGTCAGCACGTAAAGCCCAGCTACTTGCACAGCGTTACAAAGCTGCAGGTGGTGGTTATACTGGTGGTAAGTCTAAAACACAAAAGTCTCTTTCATCTTGGACTAAACAAAAGTGGCGTACCAAATCTGGTAAGCCTTCAACTCAAGGACCAAAAGCAACTGGTGAACGGTATCTTCCTGAAAAGGCAATTAAGAAATTAAGTTCTTCAGAATATGCTGCAACGACTAAGGCAAAACGGGCTGGTACTAAACAAGGGAAACAGTTTGTAAAGCAACCAAAGACTGTAGCAAAGAAAGTAAAGCCATACAGGAGAAAAGCATAATGGCTCTTAGTGATTCAGAAAAGGCAAAGCTAAAGCGTTATGGTTTGTCAGGTCTTAATAAACCAAAGAAGACACCAAGCCATCCTACAAAGAAAGGCGTAGTAGCCGTTCGTACAGGTTCTGGCAATGTAAAAGTAATGCGCTTTGGTGCACAGAGCATGGGCCACAATTATTCTCCTGAAGCACGTAAGTCATTTAAGTCACGCCATGCAAAGAACATTGCACGTGGTAAGGAAAGCCCTGCATACTGGGCAGATAAGTTTTTTTGGGCTGGTCCGGGTGGATCAAAAAAGATGCCGCCTAAGTCACAGAAATTAGTTCGTGGTATTAAACGTAAAGGTAAAGCATAATGGCAATAGGTAGATCAAGTGTTGCCCAGCAGGTTTCAAAACCCGGAACCAAAAAGAAACCAAAGAAAGGAAAACGCAATGGCAAAGGTAACTGAGTATACTTCAAAGTTTTATGTTGGTGCCTTCAATGATCCAAAGGATGTCTTTGAGTCAACTGGCAAACCAACTGGTCAGGGCTTTGGTGCAGCACGTAAAGGCCCACAGGTAACTGGCAAAGAAGTAAATCTAAAAGACAACTCTTCTGAATAAGAAAGTTTAACCTATGGCAACGTCAGGAACATTTAACTTCTCATTAGATATTGACGAAGTTATTCAAGAAGCAACTGAGATGATTGGCGGTGAAGAGACACTAGGTCATGAGCCTAAGTCTGCTCGTCGTTCAATTAACCTGTTGCTACAGGATTGGCAGAACCGTGGTGTTTTGCTTTGGACTGCTGACACTACAACAGTTTCAGTATCCACTAGCGTAACAGCATATGATCTAGGCTCAACAGTTGTAGATGTTCTTGAGGCAGTTGTCAATAGAGATGAAACTGATTTACAACTTCAGCGTATTTCAATGGAAGAGTATTTTCGTCTTCCACGAAAAGGACAAACTGGCAGACCCTCACAATATGCAGTTCGTAGAGGACAAGCAGGGGTAACAGTATATCTGTGGCCTATTCCTGAAAATACAACTGATCTTCTTAAGTTTGAAAAAGTGAGTTACATGGAAGATGTTAATAAATCTGCAATACAAACTGCCGATATTTCCAGAAGGTTTTTACCATGTCTTACCGCTGGTTTGGCATATCAGTTATCTATGAAGCGTCCCGGTGTTGAAGGTGGTCGTATTCAGTTTCTTAAAGAAGAGTATGAAGAACGTCTTGCAAGGGCAATGTCAGAAGATCGTGAAAGGGCAAGTTATTATTTGAAACCACGATTAAATAGAGTATAATATGGCTAGTAACAAAAGGGCAATTGCCATATGCGATACATGTGGATTTCAGTACCCACATCGTGTCCTAAAGAAAAATAGTTATGGTATGCTGGTTTGTCCTACTGATTGGGAAGGCCAGTTCGATTTAAATAACCATCCACAAAACAGGGCAGCAAATACATTTGACGATCCTTCAATCCGTGATCCCCGTCCACCGCTTAATGATGATCGTAATGTACTCTGGAATAACGCTACTGTAAACTGGGAAAATGAAACTAGCAATTGGAATAATGTATAATGACAACACTTACTGGTCAAAATATTGCAAATACTTATAAGCAACTACTGCAAGTTGGTAGTAATAATGCTGGTTTAACTGCTTCAGTACAGACTATTCAAGATGGTAGTGGTACAAACAGTGCACTACAGCTAAGTCAATCAGCAGTAAATATTAACGGTACTTTCCAGCTTAACGGCACAACCCTTACAGCTACTGCTTCAGCACTTAATGCAGTTCCTAACATTACAGCTTATACTGGCTTTATTGCAGTTAGTGGTACTAGCATTAATGGCAGAACTCTTGTAGCAGGTACTGGTGTTTCAATTTCAAATGCTAATGGTACTGAAGGTAATCCAAATATTTCATTAAATACAACTGGTGTTGTATCGGGTTCATATGGACCATTTACAAAATTTGATGTAAACTCAGTTGGTCAAATTGTAAGTGCTACTGCAGTTAGTACAAGTGTTTCAGTTCCAACTATTCGTGCATCTGAATTTATTGGTGGAACATTTAAAGGCACAACAGCAGAGTTTAGCTCAAATACTTCAATTGGCGGCACTGCTATTGTTGAAGGGGCTGCAACATTTAATTCAACAGTTAGTGTTTCAGGTGCACTTAGTGGCTCTACTGCAGCATTTACAGGTACAGTTTCAGCAGGAAATATTTCAGGTGCCAATGCAACATTTAGTGGAAATATTTCAGCAACTGAATATTACGGAGATGGTTCAAACCTAACTGGAATTGTAGCGGCTTCAGCAACTTATGCTGCATCAGCAGGATTTGCTGCTTCAGCAACAAATGCTTCATTTGCTCTTTCAGCTACTAATGCTAACTTTGCAGCTAGTGCTTCATATGCAGCAAGTACCTCTTATGCTGCAAGTGCAGGAGAAGCTTCTTTTGCTGTGTCTGCTTCAACGGCTGCGTTTGCTACAAGTGCAGATAGCGCAACCTTTGCAGTATCTGCTGCTAATGCAACAACTGCTTATAATGTAAGTGGTGGTAATGCAACACTTGATTATTTGTTTGCTACTAGTGCAAGTATTTCAGATTTTAGAGCTACACATATTTATGGTACATCAGTTAGTATTGATTATTTAAATGCAAGTGACATTACTGCAATTACAATTTCAGCAACTGATCTTAAATCTTCTACACTTAGCTTTACATCTGTTAGTGTATCTTCATTACGAGTATATAGATTAGCTGTTGAAACAACTCTTTCAGCTACATATGGTACATTTACTGGTAATGTTTCAGCCGTTTCATTCTACGGTGATGGTTCAAATTTAACCGACCTACCAACTGCTCCTACATCAGTATCAGCTTATACGGTGAATCAATTATCAATTGTAAGTGCTGCAACTCTTGCAGGTGTTGATCTTGAAACAAGAATTAATACTGTATCTGTTAATACTTCAGTTAATTCTGCAGCCATTACATCTATTAATGCAGTTGTAGATAATCTTGATTTTGCAACCAGTGCTGAACTTGCAACAGTTTCAGCATATGCTACTAGCATTGTTCAGGCTTTGTCTGCTACAATGGCAACTAGCATTGACAATAGTAATACAAACATTACGACAAATGCTAATGCAATTACTTCAATCAATGCAATCATTGGTGATGGTGGAAACTTTGCAACGAGTGCGGAGTTAGCTGCTGTATCTGCAGCATTGGCAACAAGTATTGGCAACAGCAACACCAACATTACTGCAAATGCAAATGCAATTACATCTATTAATATAGTAGTTGCAAATGTCTCTGCTCTTACAAGTGTTAATGCTGCTGCAATTACATCTATCAATGCAGTAATTGAAGGTAACGTATCTGCTGATAGTGGTACATTTAACACATTAACAGTAGTAACTTCAGCTTATATTGGTGGTACACTTATTGCGACTACTGCCGACATCAACGGCGGCACCATCGACGGCACGGTGATCGGCGGTGCATCTGCTGCGGCGGGTACGTTTACAGGACTGACGACAACTGCGGGAGGGCTACAGCTTCCCGACTTGTCTTCGTACCAGATAGATTGGGGCGGCAATAACGCCTACATCACCGGACAGCACACAAACGCATTCGTGAAACTACTCGCAACAGGCTCAATTCAGTTTCACGACGCTTCTGGTGAGAAGGTCCGCATCGACGGCGGCGGACGTTTAAATGTTGGTGGGACGACAGGGGCTGGAAGGCTTAACGCTATTGCTTCAAACTGGCCAGAAAACGCACTTGCAGTTTATTCTGCTAATGTAGCAGGACAAACCAACTTTGCGGGTATCGCTTTCTTCAACCAAGATACAGACGCAGCCGTTGGTAATGTTGCTGATATCTACACAAACCCGACAGGAACGCTGTCTTTAACTTCTGCCGCCAATCCGGCTATTCAGTTAAAGTATGGGTCGGGCGGCATCAGCGGCGGAACTCCTGCGCTAACAGTGGACAGCAGCGGCAATGTCGGTATTGGGACGAGCAGCCCCAGCAGAAAACTTGAAGTCCTCAAGTCTGGCGTTGACGATGTAAATGTCGCTGTAATTGGCGGCGGGTCTGGCGCAGGTGGTGCGTCTGTTGCTATCGGTGCATCTGGCACTTCTTCTTATATTCGTAGTGTAAACAACGGTGTTAGTGGATATACGCCTCTTAATGTAGGAGGCAATGTTACTGTTTTAGAAACTAACGCCTCAGAACGTATGCGTATCGACGGCAGCGGCAATGTAGCTGTTGGCACAACCACAGCCGACGCTGCCGTGACAGTATACAAAAGTGCCGACAGCCTCGACGGCGTTTCTATCCGTCAAGACTCTGCGGGATCATCTGCGGGGGCAAGATTAAAACTCGGCAACAATTCTGATGCGCGAGACGCAGAGATTGTTCTAACAGGCTCCGGCAACAGCAGCTACGCTGGTGCAAGAACGCTCAATTTTGTCAGCAATATAGGCGGTTTTGGATTTTATCGGAGCTATACGACACCAGTGGCTACTATGGTGTTAGACAGCAGCGGCAACGTCGGTATCGGTACTACCAGCCCCGGCAACAGCCGACTAGCGGTTCTGAACGGTGGTGCACAGGCGGTATTTAGTGTTCGGGACAGCGCAAACGGACGAGTACAGATTGGTACGACTGACTATGGTGTAAGTAACTCCTTAGCTGCCGATCTCCAAATCACCAATCAGGCGCTGTCCGGCACCGTCGGTATGACGTTTAATGTAGGCGATGCAACCAATAGCGGCAACATTTATTGGCGGTCCAATACCAGCAACAATACAGTGCAAATCGTAGGCAATCCGGGCAATAACTATCTGGCGTTTGCTACCAATGCCGCTGAACGTATGCGCATCGACAGCAGTGGCAACGTCGGTATTGGGACGAGCAGCGTCGCTACAAACCTGCATGTTTACGAAAACACTTCCAACGGAACAATCAACAATATTGCCCTGTTGGACGCAGGTAATCAGAACCCTAGCGTTGCTGGTAGCGGCGTTGCTATGGACTTTAGGTCTAACAGCGGCGCGTCTTATTTCGGTGCTGTCGGTGGGTATAGCGACGGAACAAACTATGTTGCAGGGCTGTGGGGTGGAGCAGCCGCGTCTGGTGCACCCGATCTTGCAGTCACCAGCGCGGGTAACGTCGGTATTGGTACAAGTAGTCCCAGCGAAAAGCTGTCCGTTGAACATGCTGGTGATGTAGCCATTGAAGTGAAATCAACGGGAACGGGCGATGCTGACGCGGTTGTAATTATTGACGCAGCGGATACTGGTGAGGCTATTCTAGAGTTTCGTCAGGACGGTGTCGCAAAGGCTGCTATTGAGTGGTTCTCTGGTGGCAGTCCAGATTTCAACTTCCGCACTGAAGCTGGGACTAACGGAGTCATTGATTTTCAACCAAACAACTCTCTTGCCATGCGCATCACCAGCAGCGGCAACGTCGGTATTGGTACAAGCACACTAAACGGAACCTTACTTGTCATAAGCCAAAACGGGGAGGACGCGCCTTCATCTAGCGGGAACATGACCACGGGGTCTTTTCTTGGCGCGGTAGGTGTTGGAGGGGCTGCGCTTAACATCGGGCATGATGCAGACGGCACTTGGTACAATTCCGCCTACTTTAATAACGCCGGAGTTGCAAGGATACATCGTTGGCTTACCGGCGGTACAGAACGTATGCGTATCGACACCAGCGGCAACGTCGGTATTGGGACATCGTCTCCATCTACATTTACTAACGGATTAGCAGTTGCAGGGTCTGGAAACGACGGAGATGTAGCTGTCATCAATAACACTGCTGGTGCATGGTCATTTAAGAAAGTCAGGTCAGACAACTCGAACGCAATGGGCATCTACGATCCAACTGGCTTTGGTGTAATGGCCCTCTATACTTCTGGTGCAGAACGTATGCGTATCGACACCAGCGGCAACGTCGGTATTGGTACGTCTTCTCCAACTGGCGGTTACAAACTAGATGTAGTTGGTGTCATTGGTGGACCTAGTGCTAATTTTGCCATCTATCCAAGTCCCGGCATATCTGCTAAACGCACTCTTAGCCTATCTAACAACGCTAACGCCACACTGCATCTTGACCATGAGGGAGGTTACAACCGTTTTGGCTGTGATAACACCATTCAGCATTTTGCTTTTTGTGCTGGTGGTTCAACAGCAGGGGATATTAATGTCGTATTTAAGGGCGATGGTAACGTCGGTATCGGTACTACCAGCCCTGCAAAACAATTTGAAATTACCAAAGCATCTCGTGCTTTAATCGGAACGCTAACAGATGGCGCAACCATCACGCCTGACTTCGATGCTAACCAAAACTTTACAGTAACGCTTGGTGGCAACCG